TCCGATGCTGTTGCGAGATACTGCGCCGCAAGTTTGAACGCTTCCGAAATTTCTTTGTTGGTCCTCATTGTCCCTCTCCTCTCGGCCCGCCGCGGGCCAGTAGAACCAATAAGCCCCCCGGTTGCCCGGGGAGCCGATGGGGCTACTGATTGCCTCGGGCCTTGGCGATGGCGGCACGGAGCTGAGCGGCAGCCTGTGGGTCGAGGTTGACGACGTGTCCCGGGACTTGGCACGACGGCTTGTCGTGCAAGGAGAGAATGAGCCGGCACGCCGTGAGCAGATCCGGGGAGGCTGCAATCAGCCTACGGTCGGCATCGGGCCGTGCACTGACCAGGCGCTTGACGATCACGTAACTGGCCCCTGTGATTGCCCCGGTTTGCGTGATGTACCATGGCCCTGGTGTGTGTTCGGTGTTGTTCATTTGACGCTCCCGGCCCGTTGGGCGTCGTAGGCTTCAATGAGATCCCGGAGTACAGACAAGGCTTGATCGGATTGAGCGGATTCTGTCAACAAGGGGTTGGAGTAGCCAAGGGCTTCCTTCATCATGGTGCGGCAGGAGATCAAGGCCGAGTGGCAAGCCGTCCGATGTCCTTCGCGGGCGTGCACAGAGCCGCGAACCCCACGCTCCCCGTAGAAGTAGCCTGCCGCGCTTTGGATGTTGCCCAGACGAGTGTAGTTGGCGAGCATGGCACGGGCGGCTCCCTCGGACACTCGTGCACTGTACGTGGCCAGGATGTTCGTCAGGTGTTCGTGCCGAATAGCGGCTTCAGTCTGACTCGGTGGTGGTCTGTCGGTCATGGTTGCTGTCTCCTTTGGTGTGGTGTCGCGCTACGAAAGCACGGGTTGGGGTGTTTTGGACACTAAGCCAAGATACCCTCGATCGGCGTATAGCGACCGTCATCGCATCGGTCGAGGATCCAACTGTAGGAGGAGTAGGCACGGGCGGGATTCATCGGTGTGTTGCCTCAACTACGTGCCCACCTCGAAACGGAGCGGGCCGTTGATCAGCTATCGTTGGCGTGGGTGAGGACCGGACGGATTGTTGCGAGGCGATGGTCGAAATTTCGTGACGCAATGCGCGCTCATTATATACGTGATGCACGTGCGGGCGGGCGGTGGTCGCGGTGCACACCCTCGGCGCGGAGCCGGCCGTGGGGATGTTCGAGGCCGGGGGGTGGGTGGATGTTCATATAGCCCATCAGCTCACACCTCCCGTTTAGGTCCATTGTTAAAATGAAGAGAAACATACGATTTGGAGGGTTGTAGCCCCATTCACTTTTTTCTTTACAAAAAATTCAAAAAATGTTACACCCGTGGGGTGCTTCGCACGACACCCGATGGGTGGCCGACCTAGGAGGCCGCCCACCTCGGGTGTAGGCCGCAGGCCCCCACGGAGCACGTAGAACCGGGAGGAAATGGATCCTCCCAGAGCAAAAAGGAGAGGAAGATGTCCAAGGCCCTCAAAGATCCCGCCCTCGATCCAGAATCCGTCGAACCCCAATACGTGTTTGTGCAAAGACGCGAAGGCGTGGCGGTCACGCTGAACGTGAAGGTTGGGCAAAACCCAACTGCGCTGCTCGAAGAGTACCGTGCGCTCATCGAAGCTGTAGCGGACATGCCGGGGTACGGCTACCGTAAAGAGGAGCCCGGTGAACATTTGGAACGTGTCCGCCGCCACAGCTACGCTCGCAGCCGGCGCTAGATCCCGTGCGTGCCAATTTGTCTGAATGTCCAATTCGAGGACAGATTGCGCCCCAGCGGCGCGAGGAGAAACAATGGGACTTGATACGTCACATGACTGTTGGAGCGGGCCCTACTCGGCATTCATGCGGTGGCGCTGTTGGTTGCACTTTTTCATTACCAACGACCCAAAGGGCGCGACCGCGGAAGCACTCGAAGCAGCATGGATGCGCGGGGACTACGCAGACCAAAGCGTCCCGATCAATGTGCTGATGAATCACTCGGATTGCGACGGCGAGATCCCGGCCGAGATGTGTGGCCCTATTGCGGACGCCCTCCAACGCATCTGCGACGAGAAGATGCCAAGGCGGGCCATGTACGACGAGGCGCGGCCGGCGACCGAGAGGTTCATCGCTGGTCTGCGTAGTGCGGCCGCGGCCGGTGAGCCGGTGAGATTTGGATAGTAATGCCCCAGCGGCGCGAGGAAGCCATGAAACATTGGTCCAACAAACTCAAGCCCCTCGGCGCGTGCCCCGAGGCCGTCGCCTGGTGCCGCACACAACCGAGCCTCGCTGTGGCGTGGCGCGTGTGCGACCGTGGCGACTGGATGCTTTGGCTTGCTGGTCGCTTGTCCGGCAAGCCCGGCTCGCACAGGCGGCGCAAGCTCGTACTCGCGGCGTGTGACTGCGCGGAGCTGGGCCGGGCGTACTGGCGAAGTCCAGGGCCAGCCGAGGCTTTGCGCGTGGCTCGGTCGTGGGCTCGCGACGAGGGCGCGACGCTGGACGACGCGAAGAGAGCCGCCTACGCCGCCTTCGCCGCCGCCTACGCCGCCTTCGCCGCCGCCAGCGCCGTCGCCGCCGCCTACGCCCCATACGCCGCCACCACCGCCGCCGCCAGCGCCGCCCCGGTCAGCGGCCACACGCTCGCTCAGTGCGCCGACATCGTACGCAGGCACTACCCACGGCCGCCGAGGCTGCCGAGCAAAGGAGGAAAGTGATGTGGCACGACCACCGAGGCTGCCCGACGTGCGAGGACGGTCGGCCATGCCCCGAGCACAGCGCCGACTACACCGAGGAGCTGCGCGAGCGGCTGGAGAAGGCGGAGACAGCGTTGCGTACTGCTGACGACGTTAGCGATTGGCGGCTACAGATGATCGACGCCCTCCGCGCCCGCGCCGAGAGGGCCGCGGCGGAGAGGGATAAGGCGATCGGCGCAATCGGCGACGAAGCCAGGGCTCGCGTGAAAGTCGAGCAGGAGCTTGCACAGATGGTCCGCAACATCGACACCTGGCAACAGCCGCCATGCCCGGCCTGCGGGGCAATTGGCCTTGGGTGCTCGCACTCCGACACTGACGGGCTGAGTTGTCGATGGGTGGAGATGGTGTCCGAAGCAGGCGCCCTCCGCGCCGAGGTCGAGAGGCTGACGAAAGAACGCGACGAGGCGAGATCGGGACTGAAAAAACTGGCCGACGAGGTCGAGGGACTGCTCACTGAGCGCGCCGAAGTCTCCCGGCTCCACGCCATCGAGCACGACATCCGCCGCGAACTCGGATGGAAGCGCGACCATCGAGGACTCGGGGAGCTGGTGATCGAGGAGGTCGAGCGCCTTCGCGCTATTCTGGACTCGATCACCGCCCAGGTCGCAGAGTGGCGCGCTATCCCGAGTGGTGTGTTGCCTGTGTACGGCGTGCTGCTGCGGCTTGAATCGTTGCTGGGCCACAAGCCGGGGGAGGTGGGGTGATGCGGAAGGCGCCCTACTCGTCAGAGCCCTTGCTACTCACTGCCGACCAGCGTGTTTGGGTTGATTGGGTAAACGGCGTGTCGGTCGATCCGGTCGAGCAGCACAAGCGCCTCGCCCTCCTCGAACGCCGGGAGCGGGCGGGGGAGAAGCACCGCGACTGGATAGCCAACGACAAAGACAAAAACTGGTCAACGTGCCCCGACCCAAACTGCGAAACATGCCAAGAGGCAAAGCGGCTACTACTGTCGATGCTCGACGCCATCGCCAACTGCCGAGGCCCGGACGGCGAAGAGGTGGAGTGATGGGCATCCCAAGAGACTACTGTAGGGGCTGCGCGTTTTTGCAGCTTGACGAGATGATAGAACCGTGCCGGGCGTGCTCATGCGCCGATAAAAAAGTTTCGATTGATGGCCTGGCCGAGCGCATCGCCATCTTTGAGGCGTTCGTGCGGGCGGCGGACGAGTGGGTGTGCGACTACGATGAGCTGGGCTCGGGGACGACGGCCACGGCGTTGCGCAAGGCCCGCGCCGCCATCGGGAAGGTTTCGTCCAAATGAAGGTTATCTACATTGCTGGGCCGTTCCGTGGGGTCAATACATGGGAAGTCGAACAAAATGTCCGACGGGCCGAGAGCGTAGCCTTTGCGGTGGCTCTGACAGGGGCGATGCCCCTGTGCCCACACACGAACACGAGGTTCTTCAACGGAACGATCACCGCGGAGTTCTGGTTGAGAGGTACGCTCGAATTGTTGCGAAGGGCGGACGCGGTGGTCCTCGTGGCTGGTTGGGAGAAGTCGATCGGGACTCGGGCCGAGATTGTCGAAGCGGACAAGATCGGGATTCCAGTGTTCGAGTTCCTCGGGAAAGAGTACATCGAATTCCTCGAAGGACGGAGTACAAATCCCTCGACACCATCCTGGCCAGATGGAAGAAGAAGAGGCTAGCCGGGCACTCGACAAACTGTCGGTGTTGTAGGAAAGACAGAAGGCGGTTGTTGAACTCACGAACCCATTGGCGGTTCGTTTATGGAGTAGAGAATGAACAAGCGTGAGGCGTTTTTGAAAGAGCTGAACGAAACCGAACGGCGGGCAAATCTCTCAGGCAAGGACGACGAGGCAACAATCGCGTTTGCCGCGAAGGCGAAAGATGACGTTCTTCGCCTCGTGCAATGTGTGCGGGAACTCGAAACTGCCTGGTTGGACAGCCAGAAACAGATTGCCAGGCTCCAGATGGAGCTGGAGAAGCGTCCCGTCATTGCAACGAACGTCCCGCTCCACGCCATTACGAAGTTGACTCCCAAACACTGAATCGACTACCTTGTAACCATGCCCCGGCAACGGAAACGCGGCGCGACGATGGAAGAGGCAGAGCGCCTCGTGTCCGCGGCCCGTGAGGAAACCGAAAACAGTGTCAAAACGATTGCCGAGCTGCGGGACAAATCGAAATCGGACACGGTGAGAATGCACTGTGCCTTCGGTCTGCTCGGTTACGCTTGGGGCAAGCCCCCGGTGATGGAAACGACCGCCGATTCCGCTGGAAAGTTGTCCGACGAGGAGTTAGAAGAGGAGTTCAAGTTGATTCAGGCCGGGGAGTCCAAACTCCCCAAAGCGAAGAAAAAGAAAGCAGAGTGATGGACCCGAAATACGCTTTGAGGATGTCGCAGCCGAGCGACATGCCATTCATCCTCGATTCGTGGCTGCGGTCGTACCGGGACCACGGCCGGGTCCAGTACGCCGAGCACCGTTCCGTGGTGTTGCGGCTTCTCGAAGAGAACCAGCCAATCGTCTGTTGTGATGCGGTGAGCACCGATGCCATCGTCGGATGGATTTGCTCCGAGGGCAAGAACTTGCTGCATTACGTCTACGTCAAAGCTCCGTACCGCAAGTTGGGGATCTGCTCGCGTTTGTTGGAGGCGGCCGGGTTCGCGCCCGGTACGAAGATCCCGTGTTCACACGTAACCTACAGCTTCGACTTCCTCAATTTGGAAACGAGGCTATTGGAGGGTGCCCATGTTCTTCCCGTTGAAAGAGATCCTGTTTCCGGCCGGTGTGTCGATCGCCAACCTCGTGGGCAGTCGGTTCGTGGTCCGCGAACGTCTGAGCGGTGGGATGGAAACGGATTCCATCACGCTGTTCCCAGAACACGGAGTCGTCCGGCTGGCGATCCGCCCCGTGCCGAGTGTCCGCGACCCGAGCCCGCCAACCACGGTCCGGTGGGTGTCGTGGACGGGCTGCATCGCCACACCAGCCGAGGATTCGGACGCGAGGATCAGAGGAGCGAATCCTGCACAGGGATCGTTGCCCCTCGTAGAGGCACCGGCACCGGTGAAGAGTGAGACACCGGCCAATGCCCCGGTCATCATCCCAACCAAGAAAGCGGAGTTCGTCCCACCGCTGGAAGTCGTCGAAGTCGAAACCCCCAAAAAGCCCGGAAAGCCTGCCGAGCGCAAGTAACCGGCTGCACCTCCTCTCACAAGAGGATGTGAAGCGAGAATACTTCCGCCGCAACCGTCTCAAGCTCATCAGCGAACAGCTACGTGCTAGCCTGTTCGACAAGCAAATCGGTTTCATTGACGATCCATCGAAACGGAAAACGGCGAAGTGCGGCCGGCGGGCAGGCAAGTCACACGGTGCCGCGGCAGCGTACCTCATTCTCGAATCGTTGAAGTACAGCGAGTCGTTGAACGTCTACGTTGCCCTGTCGCGCAAAGCTGCGCGGCGTATCCTCTGGCCGATCCTCAAACGGTTCAACAAGCAGTACAAGATCGGTGCGACGACTAACGAACTCGAATTGGAGATGACCTTCCCGAACGGGAGCCAAATCTGGCTCACGGGCGCGACGGACAGCTCCGACATCGACAAACTTCGCGGCAACGCCTATCGTCTCGTCGTAGTCGATGAGTGCGCCTCGTTCGGTGTGTTCTTCGGAACGATGATCGAGGACGTTATCGAACCTGCTCTTGCCGACTACGACGGGACGCTGGCGCTCATCGGTACACCGGGCGCCGCCTGTGCGGGGTTCTTCTACAATGCCACCACGGGGGCGATGCCGGGCTGGTCCAATCACGAGTGGACGTTGCTCGACAATCCTCTGTTCCCGCGGTGGACAGGGAAGAAGAATTGGCAGGCTCTTGCACTTCGATGGCTCCGCGACATGCGGGACGAGAAGGGTTGGCCGGAAACCTACCCGACCTACCAGCGTGAATGGCTGGCCAAGTGGATCGTCGATGAGGCGGGGCTCGTCTACAAGTATTCCCCCGAACGGAACTTGTACGAGGGCGCTCCAGTTGGTGCGGAATGGGTCCGTATCCTCGGTGTGGATCTCGGTACAGATGACCCGACGGCGTTTGCGGTGCTCTCCTATTCGAGAACGGACCGAACCGCGTACTTGCTGGAGGACTACGCCAAGAGTCAGATGTCGATTGACGACATTGCCACCAAGATCCGTTACTACCAACAGAAGTACCATTGCACACGTATCGTGATGGACACGGCGGGCCTCGGCAAAGCCATTGCATTGGAAATTCGACGACGCTTCTCGTTGGCTATCGAGCCGGCAGAGAAGAAAGAGAAGCTGGCCTACATCGAGCTGTTCAACAGTGATCTACTCCTCGGGCGATTCAAGGCGTACAAGGACTCGGGTTGGGTGGACGAGGCTGCAATCCTACAGTGGGACGAGGACCGCAAGAAAGAGGACTCGAAGTTCAGCAACCACCGGACTGATGCGGTGCTCTATGCTTGGCGCGAATGCCAGCACTATATGTCCGTCGAGCCCATCCCGCCGGTTGAAGTTGACAGTCCTGAGTACCTGAAGCTACAAGAGGCAGAGCAAAAGAAGCGCGAGATCAAACGAATGATTCTCGCCAAAAGGAAAGGCAAAGGGCAATGGCACGGAAAAGCGTGGCTACCGACAAACAACCGCGACGTACTGAGAAAACGCGCTCGGCGCTCGTGGACGAACGGTTGGTGTACCCCGCATGGTTTGAGGAGATGCTCACCATTGCCCGGCGGCTCGGGGTGCAGGAGTTCTCGGCAGGCCCAATCCGTGCTACCTTGTTCCCGATGATCCCCAAGGCGATGGAGCGCCCCGGGGAGCCGGAAGAGGATCATCACGACAGGGTTCTGTACCATTCTGCGAAGTGAGGATGAGCGATGGGGCTTTCGGAATGGTTGCCGGACGATAACAAACCGTTTTTCGGTTTGTGCCGCCTTCCCATCTACCGGCCGCCGAAGCAGAAGCTCTCGTGGTGGGTAGGTTTCTGGTGGCGGTTTTGGTTTAGGGAGAATCTACAATGGCCAAGATAGTCTATCCGAACGAGACTCGCATCGGCTCCGACAGTAGCCCGGTGTCGATGGCTTGGTGGACGCTCAAGCCCGAGGATACTTGGAAGGTCGTCAATACCATCTGCGACAAACTGTTCGCGGAGGACAAGAAGGTCCGCTTGAAGTACAACGAGCGGAACCGGCGGCTCTTCGGTGGGCTTTCCCAAATCGGTCTGTACGCGCCTGGTTACGTTTCACCGTCGATCACGGTCGACGGGGAACTCTGCTACAACATCGTGCGGGCGATCGTCCTGTCCGGTTGCGCAGTCATCGGCCGGGCCAGGCCACGGGTGTCGGTGCTCTCACAGGGCGGCGATTACAAGCTGAAGAAACGCGGCAAGCAGTTGTCGAAGTACAACGACGGCATCTTCTACTTGACCGGTTTCCATCCGACCCTACAGCAAGCTCTCCAAGACGCGATGGTCCACGACACCGCGTTCCTCTACCCGTACCGCGAGGGCAAGTACATCCACATCGACCGGATCCTCGACGACGAGATTGCCATCGACAAATGGGACGGGATGTACGGGAAGCCGGGGAGCATGTACCGGCAACGGCTCGTCCCACGGTCGAAGGTGATGAGCCAATTCGGCAATTCGAGAGAGGCGAAGAAGCTCATCTCCGAAGCAATCGTTCCGTCGGACGTGAAGTCCGATACGATCGACTCCGTGGCCGACGTGATCCTCGTTCGTGAGGCGTGGCATGTACGTTCCAATCCCGACAGCAACGACGGCCGACACGTCATTGCGCTTTCAAACGGACTACTCCGATACGAGGAGTTCAACTACTGCAAGCACCGAATTGTACCTCTTCGATGGACCGGACAGAACCGTGGATTCCACGGGAAGTGTCTCGTCGACGACGTTGTGGGAGTGCAGTACGAAATCAACGAGCTGCTCTTGTCTGTTCAAGAGTCGACTGCGAAGAATGTACCGCGAATTGGAATCGAGGCCGGCTCCCAAATCGTACAGGAACACTTCAACGATGTTCCGTACTCGATCGTTCAATTCGTCAAGACACCACCGCAAGCTCTGGTCTGGCCGTCAGTTTCACAAGATGTGATCCAGCAAATCGAGAACCACATCCGGCACGCCTTCGACTTGACCGGTATGTCGGTGTTGATGGCCACGGCACAACGCCCGGTGGGTGTCGATTCGGCGCGGGCGTTGCGCGAGTTGGGAGAGGTCCAAAGCGAACGGTACATTCTCCAGTCGCAAGCCTACGAGCAGGCAGCGGTCGATGTCGCGGACATCTGCATCGATCTGGCGAAAGAGATTTCGGCCGAACACGGCACCTACAGGGTTCGGGCTCCAGTGTCGCAGCATTTCTTCGAGTCGATCGACTGGAAGGATGTCGACATGGACCGGGACGCTTTCATGCTTCGCCCGTACCCGACCGCTTTCCTGCCCCTCACGCCGAGTGCGCGTCTGGCTACAGTCAGCGAGATGATCGAGAACCAGATGCTCTCGCGGGAAGAGGGCATGGCGCTTCTCGACTACCCGGACCTCGAATCGGTGACGAACATGATCACCTCGACGGTTCGGCACATCGAAATGCTCATCGAACAGATCCTCGACGAAGGGAAGTACCGGCCGCCGTCGCCCTACGTGAATCCGAAACTGGCAGCGAAGAAGATGTCCGAGGCGGTGCTCCAGGCCGAGATGGACAAGTATCCTGATGATCGAATCGACATGCTCCGGCGGTACGCGGCAGAGGCCAACGCTATCGTTGCCCGTCAAGAGCAGGCGATGATGCAACAGATGATTGCTGCACAAGCAGCGCAAGGTGCACCGCCCACGATGAAAGCGCCGGGCGCGGGTGGCGCCCCGGCTGCGATTCCGAATGCTGGGGCTCCAAGGTGAACGAAGATTTGAAAAAAGCTGTACGGAACGCTTTGCAGGTCAAGAATCCAGAACGCGAAGCGAAGAAAAAGGGAAAGCCTGGGCGTCGTGCCCGGCTGGTAATAACTCTCCAGAAGCTACGTGGAGGAAAGAAAGATGAGTGACACGAGTGTTCAAGGACAGGCTGGAAGCGCCGATCAAGGCACTGGTGCGGCAGACGGCAAAGCCGGGGGGAGTCCCGTCGGCAATAGTGGTGGAGGGAACGGTGCGCCTCCTGCCCCCGCACCCACCGGAGAGCCCAAGGAAACCAACTCGCAACAGTGGGCGGCGCTCGTCAGGAAAGAGCAGGCGCTCACGAAGCAGGCGAGCGAACTCAAGGCGCTCGAAGCGTCGTTGAAGGAACAACAGGGCAAGCTCGCTCCGTTGATGGACACCTTCGAGAAACACAAGGACAATCCGCAAGAGCTGTTGCGTGCTCTTGGCATTCCGTTGTCGGGAGCCCAACCGGAAAAACCGACGACGGTTGAGGACCGGATTGCCAAGCTCGAAGCGATGATCGTCGAGCGTGATCAGAAGTTGGCCGAGCGCGAGGCCGAGGTTGGTGAGAAGGCTCGCCAAACGCAACTCGAAGCGATGCAGACCAAGTACATCGGTGATCTGCGGGCACACGTCGAGAAGTCGGGGGAGAAGTTCGAGTTGGTGAAAACGCTCAACGCGCACGCGCTCGCCCTGAGCGTCCAACAGACGCATTGGGCCAACGCTGGCGGTGTGGGCGAGCCGTTGACAATGGACGAGTCCCTCGGTATGGTGGAGTCGTATCTCCGCGAGGAGTATGCCGACAAGCTCTACGGCACCTCGTACTTGAAGGGCAAATTCAAGCCTGTCGACGTGCCCGGAGAGACACCCCCACCCAAGCCTGTTCCTGGGGCAACCACGGTTTCCAACAACAGTCCCGGAACGCCGGAGGAGCAACACGTTCCTCTGACTGCCGACGAACGCTGGAACAAGATCGTCGAAAAGCGTTTCGGGCCGAAACCGGCCCCGCCACGAGCCAAGCCGAAAGGCAAGTGAGCTTCGTGGCGTAGGCCACGAGGTTCACGATGTCCGCTGAATCCACCACCCTCGCCAATCTGACCGAACTCCTCAAGGAGTACATCACGTCCGATCTTGTCAAGGACGTGGGGTACAAGGACAACCCGCTGCACGCGCTGTTGAAGAAGGACGCCGATTCCGACTTCGGCGGCGAGTACAAGCCGGTCCCGATCGTCTACAGCCACAACCGGGGGTCGGCGACCTTCGCCACGGCTCTGGCCCAACGCCGTCGGGCGCGTGCCAAGCAGTTCCAGATCACCACCGTCGACGACTACGGTGTGGTCGAGATGAGCCGCAAGGCCATCCTCGCCGGGTCGAAGAACATGCACGCCTTCCTGTCTCTCAAGAAGGTCAACATCGACTCGACCATCTACGCGGTGTCGCGTTCGCTCGCGGCGGCCGAGTACGGCACCAGCCGCGGCGCCATCGGCACCGTGGGCGTCGACCCGGGCACCGGCACCAGCCTCACGCTGGCCAACGTCGAGGATGCGGTCAACTTCGAGGAAGGCACCCGGTTCCGTATCTACGACCCGAGTGCCACCGCTGACCGCGGCACCCCGACCTACCCGTACGAGGTGGCGACCATCGACCGCGACACCGGCGTGATCACCATCGCCACCGGTGTGGCCGACGCCGAAACGGCGTTCCAGGCCCTCGTGGCCGTCAGCGACGAGATCGTCCGTGACGGTGACATGAGCGCCAAGATGAGCGGCCTTCGGGCCTGGATCCCGCCGACCGCGCCGAGCGCGACCTCGTTCTTCGGGGTCGACCGGACCGCGGACGTGGTTCGGTTGGGCGGGTGCCGCGTCACCCTGACCGGTCTGCCGATCGACGAGGCGTTGCTCACGCTCGTCGAGCGCGTCAACCGCGAGGGCGGGCGCGTCAGCCACCTCTTCATCAACCCGACCAAGTGGCTCCAGCTCCAGATCAAGCTGGGCGACAAGGTGATCTTCGACGTGGCGAAGTCGCCCGACGCGAAGATCGGTTTCCCGGCCATCGTGCTGCACTCCAGCAAGGGGCCGGTCATGGTCGTGTCGGACGGCAACTGCCCGGTGGCGTACACCTGGGCGTTGACGCTCAGCACTTGGACCCTGGATTCGGTCGGCATGGCCCCGCACGTCTTCGACGTGGGTGACAGCCAAGAGTGGCTGCGCTACGCCAGCGCCGACAGCTACGAGATGCGCGTCGGCTACTACGCGCAGCTCGAATGCAACGAGCCGGGTGCCAACGGCGTCGGCATCTGGTAAGAAACGAGAGTGGGGGAGAGGTAGGCAATCCTCTCCCCCTCTCTTCAAACCCTTTCAAGAAACCTTTTCAGGAGAACGTCAATGTTGCTCGCAACCAAGAATCAGTCGCTCCAGATCGATCTCGCGGGCGCGGTGGCCGCGAATGAACTCCAATGGAGCGTCGAGTACGTCAACCGGTCGAAGGACGGCAAGGCCGAACACCCGACGATGGCCCGGGGCGTGACCGCGGGCACCACCGACACCGAGATGGTGCCGGCGCCGACCCAACAGTGGGGCGGCGGCATCGTCCGGGACATCAAGAACATCCAGGTCTACAACCCGGACACCTCGGCGGCGACCGTCACCATCCAGATCTTGGACGGTACGACCAAATGCACCATGATCAAGGCCACGCTCCAGCCGACCGAAACCCTCGCCTACGAAGAGGGCGCCGGCTGGCAAGTGCTCACCGCGAACGGCGTGCTCAAGGTCGGCCTCGGCACCTCGCCGGGCCAGCTCTTGTCGAAGATCGCCCACTTCTCGGCGGCCGAGATCATCGCGTCGAACACGACCCCGCTTGTCGTGCTCGACCACAGCGCGATGGTCACGGCTGGGGAGTTGGTCGCCACCGATACCCTGATCTTCCACGGTGCGATCCTCCAGATCGACGGTGGGGCGGACAACTACGACCAGAACCAGAACACCATCGCCAAGTACCAGACGGCGGGCGGCGGCGCTTCGGTCAGCTTGACCCTGGCCAACTTCTTCAACGGCGGGGCCGACAACAAGATGAGCACCCTGAAGCCGATCGCCACCGATGTGGCGCTCGAAGCCGATCAGGACATCGTGCTCACCTCGTCCGCCTCGCCGAAGAACGCGGCCGGTGATCGTGAGCTGAATGTCCAGGTGTTCTACTCGATCTACAAGCGGGTGTAAGGAGGCGTCATGCCCTCGACTGAAAGCATAGCCAAAGCCATCCTCGAACGCGCAAACGCGAAACGTGTGGGCGAGGAGCCTCCCGAGAGGACCGCGTACAAGGAAGCGGTCAAGAGTCTCATGGAGGCGTTGAAAGGCGAGGACGTGGATCAGGCGTCCTCGTTGCTGGCAGATGCCGTTGCCCTCGCCGGGAAGAATCAATCCGGCGAGGAGTAACGCTAGAGTTCGGAGGGCCTCCAGATGGGCGAGTCAGTTACGAACATCATCGCGACGATTCGTAGCCAGGCGGACTCATCTGGAGGTGCTTCGACGGGCTTTCGTACGGATGCCCAGATCCTCAAGTTGATGCAAATCGAGTGGAGCGAGCTGTACAACCTGCTCGTCAAGAAGAACGAGCGGTTGTTCACGACCCACACCAGCGGGGCGACTGACATCACGCTGGTCAGCGGGACGCGAGAGTACAGCCTCCCGTCGACCTCTCCTGCGATCCGCAAACTGTGCGGTGTCGACCTTCTCACCGGAACGAATGAGTACACTCCTCTCGGTCCGATTGAATGGGAAGGGAGACATTCCGACCCGTTGCTCGTCTACGAGCTGATGGTTGGTGTACCTACAGGGTACATTCTTGTTGGCAGTACGATCATGTTCGTGCCGACACCAACCGCCGTGGGGACGGTCCGTTTGTGGTACATCCCCAATCCGACCACCCTTGTCGAAAGTGCGCCTGGGACGGGCCAAATCTCGTCGATGCCCGATGTCGTCACGCCGGGTTGGGAGTCGGTCATCATCGACGGCGTGACCTCACGCCTGTGGAGTGCTCAGGGCGACACCGAGCTGGCGGCGCACTTTTTCAACCTCAAGATGGCCAAGAAGCAGGAGATCATCGAAGAGGTGTCGAACAGGGACATGAACCGACCGCGCTCCGTCCAGATGGTGCGCCGTCGCCGGGTGCTCTGATGTCTCGTGTCATCTGGCAGACCCGCCAGGTCATGCTCGAAGGATTGGACGCGAAGTCCGATCCCAAAAGCGTCCTAGACGGGAAACTTCTTTCTCTCGAAAATGCGGTGTGGGCTCGTCCGGGCGCGTTGAACAAGCGTGCCGACTTGCACACGCAATGGAACTTGACGGATGTGATCAGTGCCGTTCTGGCACAGGCGTATCGATACGGACCGCTGCCGGACGTTACTGCACTGGCGGCAGCGAACTCCATCACGAAGTTCAGGAACAAGCCGGTGCTGTTAGACGGTTCCCGCTTGTTGGCCACCGGTACTGGAACTTTGTGGACGGAACACGGGCCGCAGGTTCCAGTGGGGGTGAAAAGCGAGAAGGCTCTCGTTCCGCCGCTATTCGCTAGCAGTACCTCCACCGGGGCGCACGTTGATTCGTGTTTCTTGCAGGACATCGTGGTCGTCGCATCGTTCGCACAGAGCCCTGCGGTAGCTACCGAAGCGCAGTTGGTAGTGTCGATTTTCAACTACCCGTCGATGACCCTTGTTCGGCAGAAGGTCATTACGATTGCAACTCTGTTTGCTGGTGTGCGTTGCGTCCAGGTAGGGACTGACAACATTTGGGTGTTGTACGGGAATGCGGGCACGATCGAAGGGTACAATGTCGACGTGACGATGCCCGAGAGTGACCTCGGCACGACCACGATCCTTGCCACTTTGAAAGTTGCAGGCCAAGAGCGTGCGTTGATCGATGCTGTGAAAGCTACCACGGGTGCGTATGCGTTCGTCGGGTACATCAACGCATCCGACGAGTTCCACATTGCCAAGATCACGGCTGCGGGGGCTGTATCGGTTGATGTCAATGTGGATTCCGGTGCCGCGTACACGCCTTGTGTGACTTGCACCGCGGCGAATGAAGTGTTCGGTTTCTGGGTAAAGACGATCGCAACGAACCGTGGGTGGGGTGTTGCCTACGACGGCAACCTGTCCGGGACGGTGTTCGCAGCGAAGGAGATAATCGCCGCGGCATCCGGGTCCGGTATCTACGGAATTTCGGCTGTGGAGATCCCCGGTGTCGCGAACAGTGTGTTGGTCGCGTACAGTAGTGCGAGCACGTTTGCGAATGTCCGATTCGGCAACGCAATGGCCATCGTTACGAATGCGGGGACCATTGTTTCGACCTCGACGAGTTCGAGTTTCCAAGGCCCGTTGATCACGTCCCGGTTCGTGGTCCGGGGAAGCAATATCCTGTTTGTTGGGCAGTACACGAAAGGCTCCACGTACACACCGTCCGATGTGTGGACGCCAACATCGTTTCTCATGGCGTTCAAGTGCACTAACAGCTTGTCGTTTGCAAACGCTTCACTTTCCATTTTGGCAAGATTTCTGGAATCGCAGACCTACGACTTCGAGAGCGACGTTCCTGTTCGGGCGAATCTTCTGTCGGTCGAGGCCAACAAACTGATGCTGCACCAGGCAGGATTGTTCGCCGCTGGTGGAGTGCGCGATGTGGGGGACGATTTCAGCACGCCGGTGGTAGCCCAGATCACGTTCGACTTTTCAGCCCGCCCGCGGTGCGTGGAATTCGGATCAGCGTTGTTCGTCTGTGGCGGTTACTTGCAAGAGTTTGACGGGCGCCAACACGGCGAGGCGGGATTGCATTTGGGGCCTGACACGCCCAGTATCACGCAGCTTGCTGGGAGCGGTACGTTTGCAGACGGGCAGTACCAAATCACATCCTTGTTTGCGTGGCGAAGCTCGAACGGGCGGCTCTACAAATCGTCCCCGGCATTGGTTACAACGGTCACGGTCGCGGCCGGTGGAGGCGTGGCACGGCTCGGATACGAGGTCCGTCCGATTCCGTGGTCTTGTTTCCGTCCCGACGGCGAAATTACCCTGGTGGTGTACTGCTCCGCACTGAACGGGAGTGTTCTGCACGAGGTCGGTAGCACTGTCATAGTGGCTGGAGCGTACCCTCAAGTTGTGATTACCGACCCGCCAACAGGCGACGAGCCTTTGCTCTACACGACCGGTGGGATCTTGCCGCACTTCGCTCCCCCCGCAGCGTGGAACGTGATCGAACGCGGCAACCGTCTGTTTGCTGCTTGCAATGACGGGCACGTTCACTTCACCAAGGAATTGGTCGACGGCGAATCCGCCGCGCAATTCTGTGACGAGTTCGTGAAGGTGCGACCGGGCGCGGACAGCGAACCGTTCTACGTTGCTGAGATGGACGGCAACGTGTTCGCCTTCCACAAGAAAGGCATCGCTGTCTTTGGTGGGCCAGGGCCGAATGACCTTGGATTTGGCAACTTCACTGACTTCCAAGAGATCGCGGTCGACGTGCCGGGTATCACTGACTACACGAAAGCGGTGCCGGTGAAGTCCGACAGTGGGCTCTTGTTCTGGACCAATCGTGGTCCGATGATGCTCAACCGACAGCTTCAAGTAGAACCGATTGGCTTGCCGATTGAAACTGCGGTGAGCGGTTTGACCTGCCTCGACATCTTGAACTTGCCGGTTCGGTATCAGGCTTGGTTCCTGACCGCTTCCAAGGTTTTCGTTTTCGACTATCTGTTGAAACGGTGGAGCACGTTCCCTCTCAGCTACACCGCGGTCGGGATGGTCGAGATCGACAATGCGGTCTACATTGCCGGTAGTGACGGCAAGGTCTACAAGGAACTGACCAACACATTCAAGTCGACCGATGTGATGAAGTTTCGTACCGGTTGGATCCGGCCGGAGAACTACCTCGGCGAGTTCCGGGTCCGCAAGATGGCGCTCCTTGGCACCAAGAAGTCGGCTGCGACGATAACTGTGAAGGTGTACTTCGACTACAGCGACACGGCGGCCGAGACACACACCTTGGCAATCGGCACGCCTTGGACTTCCGAGCCGGGCGAGCTTGTAGTACCATTGGATCGTCAGCGTTGTCAGGCCGTGAGCTTCGAGGTCTACGACGGATCCCTTTCAGGAACGAATGAGGGCATCACAGTGTCGGGGATGACTCTCGAAATTGGTATGATGGCAGACCGCATCGTCAAGGTGCCGGCGGCCAAGATCACGAGTTGAGGTTGCCATGGCTGACGTTTCTTCCATGTTCAAGACCCACCGCCGCGCCGAGGACATGCTCGGGGGATGGGGCCAAAACGCCCTCCAGAACACCGACTACTGGCAATCGCAGCTCGGGTTGATGAACCAGTTGTCGGGGATGGCGGCCGGCACCTCGGGGCCGTCCGCGGCCGAGTCGATGTTCCGGCAGAGCCTCGACCAAGCGCAGAAGGCAGCGATGGCACAAGCCGCTTCGACCCGCGGCATCAACCCGGTGATGGCTGCCCGTGTGGGCGCTTCGACGGGTGCTGAGATTGCAGGCCAGGGTGCAGCGCAAGCCGCGGCGCTCCGGGCGCAGGAGCAACAACAGGCCATCCAGTTGCTTCAGATGCTCACCGGCCAGATGGGCGGCCAGATGAGCCAAACGTTCCAAGAGGGACAGCTCACTCCGTACCAGCTCATCATGCAGGGCCAGGCGGGGATCAAGCAGACGAAGGCCGGCAAGAGCCCATGGTACGAGAACATGGCGGCGAACCTGCTCCCTGGGGCGGTCGGCGGGCTCATGCAAGGCGTGGGTGGCGGGCTCGTGCAAGGGGGCGGTACGTAATGTCCTCCCTGATGTCATTGCTGGCCGCTGTCCCGGGGGCGGCGGATTGGGAAGCTGGCACCCCGCCCGGTGCATCCCCATCCCCGTCCCCGGCCAGTGCCCTACCCGTAGCGGACGTTCCGATGGCGGCCCCCGAGCCCGTCTCCGCGGTGCCCAAGCCTGTCTCGGGTGTCGATGCGGGTGTGGAGAACGCCCGCCAATCGGCGCGACTGCAAATCGCGCAATCCGGCACCAGGGACTTGGACAATTTCATCGCCGCGGTCGACAAGACGGCCGCGGGCCTGTCCGGGGCGTTGACCAAGGCGGTTGCGCAGCGGGGAATGGCCACCGGGGAAGCGGCCGATGCCGTGGCCGCGATTGCCAACGTCCAGTCCACGGTGGCTACCAACGCGGCGCAGTTGAAGCAACAGAAGCTCGAAGAGGACATGGCTTGGAAGCAGAAGATCATCCAAGCCCGGGAAGAGGCAAACAGCCGAGCCGCGACGGAGTTCTCCGCGTTGACGGAGCGTATGCGCGAGGCGGCACGCAAACAGGTCGACCCCAACCGCTTTTGGGCCAGCCGTGAAATCGGGCAGAAGGTGGCGATCACCATCGGCATGATCCTTCACGACATCGGCGCGGGCATCTCGGGCTCCAATCGCCGGGGCATCGACATCCTCAACACGCTGATCGAGCGGGACATCCAACAACAGCAACAGAACATTGAATCGTCTCGCGCCTTGATAGATGTCGACCGGTTCGCGTTCCAAGGGCAACAGGACGTGCGAACACGCGGCATCGATCTGATGGAAGCCCGTCGCGTGGTTGCGATGGATGTCATCGCGCAACAGTTGGAGATCAACGCGGCGTTGTCGGACGACGAGATCATCCAACAACAGGCGAAGATTGCGGTCGGGGAGCTGTACCAAAAGCAAGCCGAGGCAGTCGAGCGGGCCGTGACCAACAAGGCGTCCGTGTTGATGCAGGCGCAAGGGCTCATCGGCGGGGCGTTGGAGGGCAGCCAACGACTAGCCATGTCCGCGATGTCCGGCACCGGCACCGAACGTATGCCGATCGAGGCAGTCAAAGAAGTGTCGAAGGCCGCTTCGATGCGCCGCACCGCCGAGGAGTTGAAAGCGAACTACGAGAAGTTCGCTACCGACTTCTACGCTCCGTTCACACAGTTCTCATCGGAACTCGGTATCGAGAGCAAAGCGGCCGAGTGGCGTCGCTACCGCGGGAACGTGGGTCTGTTCGTCACCAACCTGTTGTCTGGTGTGCAGATGCCAGAGGCCCAGGTCGAGCGTATCACCGCACTCATCCCGAATGCCGGCGACACCGACGCCACAGCATTCTCGAAGATCCGTGCGCTCTACAGCGAACTGACCGGCCGGGCGTCGGATATCGAGAAGGGTTTGGAATGGGGCGGGTATCCGGTCGGTGGGGCCACAGAGCAATTCAGCAGTGAAGGTTTCGGACAAGAGGTGAAGTGATCGATGCCTGTCTTTCTGCGCACCGCTGACAGGAAGTACGTCCACGTTCCCGAGGAGGACGTGAACCGACACCTGTTGTCTGGTGAGATCAGCTTCACCAAGGGTGACACGGTTCCGGTCCGCACGCGTGATGGCCGGTACTTCATGGTCCCGGCCGAGAAAGCGGCGAAGGCCATCAGCCAAGGCCAGGCTGTCTACGATTTCGAAGCAGCCCGTTTGAAAACGCGACGAGCCCAGGAACAGGCTGTTACCGAGTCGATGGGGAACCTCGAAGCGTTCACCGCTCCCATTCTCGGATTCACGGATGTCGCTACGCTCGGCGCTGCCTCCTCGTTGCGTGAGAACATCGCGTATGCAATGGGTGGGGAGCCCGAGCTTGCCTACGAACGACAGCGGACACAGACCGTCCGGGAGCAGTTCCCGAAGCTCACCCTCGGCGGCGAGGCGCTCGCCTCGTTCCTCCCATTGGAAGGTTTGGGCGCGGGGGCCAAGCTCGGCAGGACTGCCGGCGAGGCCATCTCGCAAGCCTTGGTGAAAAAAGGAACGGGGGAGCTCGCCCGCAAAGCCCTGGCCAAGACAACCGAGCGCGTGGTCCAGAACACGATCGAGGGCGGTATCATCGGCGGCCAGGCTGCGCTGACCGACATCGCGCTCGGGCGCACGAATGACTACACCGAACACTTCGTCGGAAGCGTCGGGTTCGGTGGTCTACTCGGCGGCGGGATCGCTGCGGGCCTGTCTCTTCCGGGTCTGGGTGTGGCAGGTTTGAAGGGCGGCATCGCGTCGATGTGGGAACGTGCCACGGGCGAGAGGATGCAGAGTTGGGCCTATGACAAGTGGTCCAAGATGGTGAAGTCCACCTCCGACGTGCCCGAGGACGCGCTCAAGTTCTTTGAGGGCGCCGAAGGCAAGAAGATGGCGGCACTGGCGACCGCCTCGAAAGAGGAACTCGCCGCGTTCGACCGGCAGGCTGCGGGGCTCTACAATCGATTCGTCGAAGCTGACGAGGCAGTCGCGAATGCAATTACCGGCCCGATGAAGGTGGAAGCGATCCGCGGCATCGTGCCGAAAGCGAATGCAGTGAAGGCTGGGGAGAACCTCGCCTATCTGATGACCGAGGCCACACAGAACGCGGAAGCGTTGGCCAAGGAATTGACCAAGTTGGGGCGCGGCAAAGGCGCCAACACCTTGAAGAAGGAATTGAAAGCTCTCAGCGAGGAGCTGTCCCGTCTGACGAATCCCGAGAACAGGTTTGCCGGCCCCCTCGGGCCGAAGGACATGGGCGGGAACTACCTCATCTTCGGTGACAAGCTGAAACGGGTGTTGTGGGACGGGCTCGGCAAGGTGAAGCTGCCGTACGGCAACGCCCGCGCCGCGGCGCACCACAAGGGTCTGGCCGACGTCCTGACCGTTCTTCGTGACCATCTCGAAGATGCGGCCGTGTACGGTGAGGGAGCGCGGTTCCAGAAGGAGATCAACGACGCCACCACGATGTTCCTCGGCTACCGCGGCAAGCTCGTCCCCAAGGTGTCGGAAAAGACCGTCGCCTTCGGCGGGCGTCGTACGCGACGGTACGCGAGAGAATCGTCGTTCCTCGGGCTCACGGAGTCCGCAGCTCCCGACGCATTCACCAACCCCAACAACCGGATGGTCGAGTTGAAGGGTCTGTTCGACTCGCACAAGAACTTGGCCGAGGTCGCCTCGAAGTATTACCCGGGGCAGGACATCATCAAAGCGCGGAAACTTGCCGAGAGTGCGGCTGACGATTTCGGTGTCTGGTTCAAAGAGGCTGTGACCCGCGGCAAAGCCATCGACCAGATGAAGAAACTGGCCGGTGCTCATTCTCCTCTTGCGGGTATTCCATCCATCGCTCGAATGGCCACCAACACGATGCGGTGGGGTGGGCTCGGTGTTGGTGTCGCTTTCGGTTCCGCTCCCGTGGCTTTGGCTTGGGTGCCGATGTACGCGGGGACGAAGGTTCTCGAAGCCGTTGTCCAACCGGTGAAGATGATCAAGCTGCTTGGGGCAATCGAGCGCAGGCGGGTTCTGAATGGTAATCGCGTAGCGAAGGCGATCAAGGGCTCACTGACCAAAGAGCGGTTCTCGCTCCGGCCGATTGAGAAGATCGCGGTCCCCTCGACCGTGTTGGGCACTCGTTTCGTTCCCCGACCCGAAGGCCGCCCGCGCAAGGATGTAGAGGAGCCAAGCTCCACCGCGGGGTTGTACCGGGCACGGTTGCGAGAGCTGGCCATTCTCTCCGTTGACCCCGAGCGTGTGGGACAGGCCATCTGGAAGGGTGCCGAACGACATCCCGAACTACCGAGCAAGTTCATGATCGGGGCGCAAGTTCTCGCGCACCGTATCACGAGCTACTTGTTGGACACCGCACCGAAGCCCAAGGCCGGGTTGATGAACGACTCGTGGGAGCCGGACCCTGGTGAATTGGCCGCCTGGACTCGGCGTGTCGATACCGTCAACGATCCCGTCGGCGTGTTGGAGCGTGCTCTTGGCGGGATGGTGACACAGGAAGAACTCGACACCCTGACCGTTTGCTTCCCGTCGCTCTACGATCAGATGCGGCAGGCGGTGATGATGAGCATCGGCCCCGAAGACTGGCCGAAGATGCCTTACGACTTGCGTGTCGCACTGGGCGGTTTCCTCAACATGCCGACTGACCCGAGCCTGCAACCGCAATTCGTCGGACAGATGTTGAAACAGTACGAGGAGGCGCTCACGGCTCCCCCGTCCGTTGCTGGTCTGCCGAAGCGGGATCAGATGGGACGGTTTGCCTCGAAGAAAGGCACCAATGTCCACGAGAGGGCGGCGGTGGTGACGGAGAAGTATGGCTGAGAGGGGCATCCCAGCATTCGTTCGGCCTCAGGTCGGTCCTTCCCCGACCGCGCATGACTACGCCCGCCTTGCGACCGAGGTACAGAAGGTCGCGCAAGCAGTGGATGCCAACCATCGACCACAGCTTTCCAGCGAGGTGTTGGAAGGCAACGAAGCACGGGACGAACTCGGTGGGCTGAAAGCTATCGAGCTTCTCGCCGCGGACGTGAACCTCGTCGTTCACGGGCTCGGCCGCGCGGTTCGTGGTTGGAGGGTGGTTCGCATTTGGGGCTCGGCCATGGTATACGAGGAACCCGATTCCGGGGAGGACTTGACCAAGTACCTGCCCTTGAGAACAACTGCGGACGTGCTCGTTCGCTTGGAGGTTTGGTAATGAAGAAGCTCTACAGTGTTGTTGTCGGGGCCGTTGTCGCGGTGTGCGCCATGCTCGCGTTCACTGTCTTGGCAGGATCGTCCGAAAGCCTCGGCTTCCGTGGTCCATTTACGGGCCTGGATGCTGTAGCACTGAACGCTGCCGCAGGCAGCCGCACGTTCGCCATCGACACGAGATCACAAGCATACGGTCAGATCACTTTCTGGTTCTATTTCGACTACACGGCGAACGCGGGGATCATCTCATTGACCTGTACTGGTGGGCCAACCACTACCGACAATGCTTACACATTGACGGTCTGCGACTCGGCCTCGACTGAGGGCGAGTGTACTGCAAAGACAAGCGGCATTTTCAAATCAGCCGGCTCACTGTCTGCCGACACCAAATGGGACGGGCGCATGTATATCAACGGCGCTTTGAGCCTGTCCTGTGTAGCCGCACATTCCGGCACCCCCGGTGCCACTGACACGATCACGGTCAAGTACGTCATTTCGGAGTAGTGGCATGAACGTGCTTCTACTGCTTGTGGTGTTGGCGGTACAACCCCCGGGGGCACGCTACCCGGATCGTTTCGATCGTAGGTTCGATAACCGAACAGAGACCCGCTACCCAAGCAGCGACAACGTATCGGTGTTCTACCTGAAGCCCAACGCCGGCTGGACCCCAACCACCTGGGGCGGGGGGATCACGGAGCCGACTTGGCAATGGTACGGCTCCGACCCTGACGGCAGCGGCGGGCAGTCCTGGGCCGGGACCGTGACCGGCACGATTGAGGACGTGACCTCGCCTGTGTGCGCCAACGGGTCTTGCTGGACAGCGAAGAAGTTTGACGGGACGAACGACTACATCGACGCCGACTCGGAGTGGGGCGACCCGGAGGACCAGGACTTTGCGGTTTGTGTGGTGTTTCACCGGCCACCGCCGGCCACCGCTGCCACCGTGTTGGCGTCTAAGCGGTCAACTCCATCTTCTGACGGGTGGATTCTCTACGTGTGGGCGTCTGCCGAGTGCGTTTTTATTGTCGATAGCGGGGCTACGTCAATCTCCGAAAACGCCTCAGTGTCGCAGAACGCGCGAAATATGTGTTGTGGCTTCCGCGACTACGACGGCAACGTTGGGGTCTACGCGCAAGGTGCGATCGCCACACCGACAGCCAACACGACGACGAGCATTGACGTGGCCGAGGTCGTGAGTGTTGGCAGTCAGTACACCACCCACGCCAACAAAATGCTCGGCCTCATCGACTGGCTCGGCATCTGGAAAGGAACCGGCACCGCGCCGGTGACCGAGGCGGAATTCGACGCGCTCAACGCCCGCATCTTCGGCCTCCACCCCTCCACCGGCCCCTCGGATGTGGCTTTCACCCGCACGACCGTCGGCTGCGGCGAGGACGCGGCCGGCAACCGCCAGTGCTTCGGGTCGGGAGTGCCTGTGCTGGCCAACGGGGATGCGATCAGCGTGTGGGGGGCGGTGACGAATTACTCGCTCAACAGCCTGGACTGGTCCGCGCATACCGTCATCGGCGACTCAGTGGTCACGGTCAACACCACGAGCGGCCCCTCGGCGGTCTACAACGGCGGCGCCGAGGCGGACACGCTCACCGATGACAACGACACGGACGGCGCCGGGGCTGACGACGGCGACGCCGACTACGAGGGCGTGCGCATCGTCGCGGAGACGACCTACACCGGAGCCTACACCGTCGACGCCTACGTCAAGCCCGGCACCAACACGGGCGCGACCATCGACATTGTGACGGACGGCACGGGCTCGAAGACCTGCACGTACACCGGCCTCGACAACCTCGCGACGGCCACGAGCGTCGGCGGCAGTATCCAGTGCATTGGCGGCGCGGCGTGCACGGGCAGCAATAGCTACCCGACCGGGTTTGCACGGCTGGTCTGCACCACCACCCTCGGCGGTGTGCCGAGCGCGACCACGGCTGACCTCTACGTCGGCGACGCGGCAGCGGACACTGGAACGATCATCGCCAGCGCTGGCGAGGCTTGGCGGCTTGCGTATCCGGGGAGAGCTTGCCCGACTGCTGCGACGACGGCTACCTGCAACGCCGACAACCTCTCGGTGGCGACGACGGGGTGGCCGACGAGCGAGGGGAGGGTGGTGCTGAGTTACACACCGGAGGTGGAGGATGGATATACATCGAATTGTGATCTGCTTGACGCATTGGACGCGACGGCTGGTTTTCATCTCCGTAGGTTGGCAACATCTGGTGTGCTCAACTGGTACAGCAAATCTAGCACCGGCGTGCAAACAACCAAATCCAGCGCCGCGCTTACGTGGACGCGGGGCACCACCTATGAGATCGACGTGCGCTGGTGGGCCAACGGCGTCGTCAAGGCATGGCGCGATGACGTGTTGGTGATCGACGCGACCGGCGCTGACGTAGCTGACGCCGTGCAGACGCCAGCAACCATTGGCGCGGATGGTGGAACTGGGCGGGCATACGGCCGCCTCAAGCTCATCGAGGTCAGCAAATGACCGCCAAAAACACCGCCATACTCACCTCGGTCGTCCTCGTCGGCATCGGGCTCTACGTGGTCAACGGCTACGTGCCCGACAGCCCCGCGACCATCAACCGCGTCTGCGCTCGCGTGCTCCTCTCGCTCGACTGCGCCGATGCCCAACGCCTCGCCCGCGATGCCGCGGACGTGCCCTGCGTCGAGGGCGACGTTGGTGTCTGGGTCGAGGTCGTGGGCCACAAGGCTTGGGACGAGCCCTTGGTGCTCACCGACTGGCTACCGGCCAACGTCGCGGAGCAGGTGTCCAAGCGGGTACAGGTCTGGGATGACACCGCCCGCGTGATCAACTGCGCCCAGGCGAAGCGCCCGAGCAAGGTCATCACGCCGCTCAAGTGGGTCGAGGTCGACACCTCGGAATACTGCATCGCTGGGTGCGTGAGCCGGGACACGAGCGAGCACGCGGACGGCAGCCAGTGGCGACAGTGGCACCACGCCTGGGCCTGCTGCGAGGACGAGCCGGGCAAGACCCGGTGCCGATGTGACGACCCGCCGTGTGTCCCCGTGCCTCCGCGCAACGACTCCTGGCAAGCGCGGCTGGCCGAGCAAAGGCCGGGGTTGGTGTGCCCGTGAACCAGCCAACCACGCAACCCGCAGTGCGCCGCTGTCAGTGCTGCGGTCGGGAGCTTGTGCGGATCGCTATCCAGTCGCAACGAGGTTGGCTGTGCCTGCGGTGTTGGGCGCAGCCCTCGACGGCTGCACAGGAGCGCGCATGATTGAGCGCAGACCCACGGGCGAGGTGCGCGCAGAGCGCAAGGGCACACTCACCGCTGCCGGCGCGATTGTAGGCATTATCGCGACATGTATCGCTATCGCCGCTGCGCTCGGGCTGGTTCTCCCCTGGCAGGCGGCGAGCAAGGATGAACTCCGGCAGATCGATGTCGTCAACGTAGCCGAGCACAAGGCTATCCGCGACGACGTGAGCAAGCTCTCGTCAGGGGTGGAAGACGTGGGGCGTGACGTGAAGACGATCAAGTGCCTGATGCTCGCACCGAGTAACAAGGCAAAGCAGAGATGCGGCCTTGAGTGACAGCCGCTTTTCAACTACTACCAAGGACACAGGAGACAAACATGAACAAGGAACAACTGGCTCTGCAAATCGCTCAGTGGCTCGCCCCGTTGCTGATGGCGCTCATCGGCTTGGGCATCGCCAAACTCACCCAACTCATCAACGCGAAGGTCAAGAACGAGTACCTCAAGGGCGTGCTCACGCGCTTGGACGATGCCGTCCTCACCGCTGTGAAAGCGGCCGAGCAGGTCTTGGTGCTCGCCATTCGTGAGGCCAACGCCGACGGCAAGATCACCGCCGAGGAAGCGGCGCAGATCAAGGCGAAGGTCATGGAGGAGGTCAAGAGCCACCTCGGCATGAAGGGCATCGGCGAGTTGGCCGGCGTGCTCGGCCTCGGCGGTGAGGCCCTCGACAAGCTCCTCGGCAGCAAGATCGAAGCGGCGGTGTTGGACTTGAAGGCTCGCAGCTCGTTGGTCGAGGGAGCGTCGGCAAACCCTCCGTCGCCGCCGCAGCCGTAGGGCAGCTGGGCTATGCGGCGGCGGTCGCAGAAGCGGCCAGTCAGACACCCGACCTGGCGGTTGGTCATGGACTCTTGTCTATCGGGGCTGTGGCTGCTCCTGGCCTTGTTGGCCTTGGCGCTCGCCTCGATCATCGATTCAAGCCCTGGCTGTCCGCGTTTGCCCTCGGTGAAGTTGGATTTTCACCATCCCTAGAGCGGGTGGATTGGCGGGCGACGGCTGGCCTGCGATTGGATTGGTAACGTGAAACTGTCCGCGAACCAGTTGCAACAGTGTATGCCGAAATGCCCCGAGGACAAGACCGGGCTGTACGCCGATCTGCTTGGGGCTGTGATGGAGGCAATGCAAATCAACACCGTGGCGCGGGCTGCGATGTTCCTCGGTCAGCTTGCACACGAGTCTGGTGATTTGCGTTGGTGGCAAGAATTGGCCAGCGGCGATGCGTACGAGAACCGTTCCAGTTTGGGCAACACCGTACACGGGGACGGGCCGAGGTTCAAAGGCCGCGGGCCTATCCAGCTCACCGGTCGGGCCAACTACGCCAGGGCCGGGGACGCAATCGGCGTTGATCTCATTGCCGAGCCCGACCTCGTGTGTGTTCCCGAAATTGGTTTCCGTGTAGCTGGGTGGTACTGGACAGTCCATGGATGCAATTTGATGGCTGACAGTCTCGACGTGCCAGGAGTCACGAAGGCAATCAACGGAGGGTATGTAGGGCTCGAAGATCGGATGGCCCGGGTAACACGTGCTCGGGATGTTCTGATCAGGACCGCCCTGCTACAATAGCTCTATGGCCAGACCAGGAGATGTTGTCCGTCGTAGTGCCGGATCGAGTTCGACTACGCCGAGCGTGTCGTTCCCCGGAGGACTCTCGACTGGGCGGGTTGACCTGACCAAAGCCGGTGTCACGGTGGCTCGCTTGCAGTCGAACGCCGCAGGCACGCACGCGACGACCACGGATACCAGTGACGTTGAAACGCGCCTGTGGGCCAAGGCAGCCTTGCAGCCCATCGACAACAACGCCGTGGACGCCTCGGCCGGCATCGTTGGCACCAAGCTGAGCGCCGGAAGCGGCGTGCTTACGCACTTGAACGGAAGCGGCGTGCTCGACAACGTGACGAGTATCACGGCGCGCAGCCTGGACAACATCACGGACGGTAGTACGTACGCGCGCCCACTAGCCGCGGCGTTGTCTGCCGGCAAGGTCAACCTGGCAGCAGGGACTTCCGGCCTTGCAAACCAACTGCCCGAGGCACAACTTGCGGACAACGCGGTCACCGACCGCAAGGTCAAGGCAAACGAGCTGGCGCCGCAGCACATGCGGCTCGAAGTTAGCAACCGGCAGTTCAACAGCAACTTCGGGGCGTACCGGGAGACGTAATGGCACTCCAAAGCATCGCGGACTGGACGGTTACGGGCGGCACTGTTGGCACGGACTTCACCATTCAGACGACGGACGCTGTGCATGGCTACGTGTCCTTGCGAATGGAGGCCACTGCTGTCGCCGCGGCTGTCCAGTCTGCCATCGTTCCGGCGGAGCAGAACCGCCCGCACAAATTGCGTGTGTGGCTCAAAGCCAGCTCGAACGCAGCCGGCTCCAATGTCACGGTGACCGCCCGCGCTATCCGGAACGGCAAAGCACTCGGCACGCTGTTCACGATGATTGCCGGTGTTCCGTTGTCCGCCGCCGCCACGTGGCTGTTGTATGAGCTGGAGCTGACTGACGCACTTGCCAACGGCTACTACATCACCATCTCCAAAGCCGCCGTGGCGTTTCAGTTGAGTGTCGGCTTGGCGGAGGTAGTGCCGTGCAAAAAGAGCTTCAGCGCGTATCCGAGCGGCAACCAATCAGTCAACAGCGGTGCGTGGACGAAGGTGCTGTTTCAGACGGAGATTCATGACTACGGCAGCACGTACACCAACGGCGCCACGTCACTGTTCACGGCACCGGCCCGTGGTTTGTGGCACTTCGACGCCACGGTCTTGCTCGACGCTCTGGCCGCTGACAAGCAGCACGTCATTGCGTTTTACGTCAACGGCGCGGAGTACCGCGGGCGGGCGCACACGCGCGTCGGCAGTGCCGTGAGTACGCCCTCATTGGTGCTCAGCGCAGACATCTTGTTGAACAAGGGGGACAACGTCGGCGTGTATATGCTGCACGACCACGGGTCCGCGCGAAACGCCTTGGCTGCGTACAACGTGTTCTCCGGTCACGAACTTTGGTAGGAGCCCTTCATGAAGAAGTTTGGCAGGAATCAGCTCATCGGCAGCGGCTTCACGGCCGCACGAGGTCTTTTAGGAGGCTACGATGAACGCTTCTGATCAACTTCAGATGATGGCAGCCCTTCTCGGCAAGGGAGCAACACCGCTCGAGGCACAGGTGTTGCCGCCTCTCCCGCCGTTGCAGGTGCAGCAACCACAGGCCCAACCACAACCCCAACAACCCGCGAAAGCCAAACCGAAGGCGAGGGCGAAACGGCAAGACACGTTCGAGGGCGTGAAATCTCCCCGGCAACTTCGGGGAACGATCCAACTGCAAAACGAGGCGATTGCTCAAAGCCTGCTCGACAAACTGTTCAGTGGGCAAGCGACACTCGGTGGGATGCCGGTCGTCGGGCAGATGCCCCAGGACTTCATCCCACTTCTGTGGGCCAGCCCTGAAGCGAAGGCGCAGCTTCCCGAGGCGCCTCCGGGAATTGGGGACACGGGTTGGTTCCTCGACAAGTTGAACGCGAAGGAATGGGGGATGCTTCAGCGGTGGATGGACCCGAAGTCGTTTCCCAACAACCTCGACACGGCGATGCAGGCTGGGCGGATCAATCCAGAGCTACTACGCAAACTCGCTTTCCAGGAACAGGCTCAGCCAGAAGCGGGCACCGCGCCCGAAGCAGCTCCACAGCCGAAGGGCAAAGCACCGGCTCCGGCTCGCGGTGGAAAGCAGCGTTGATCAACGCGGTGCCAATACCCAACACTCCGAGCACCAACAACGTCAACAGGATGTGCTTGATCATTTGAACTCGACCTCCTGTAGTTCGCCCCAACTCGGCCCGACCTTGAAGTCCACCTCGAACCTGGCCGGCTTGTTGTTCAAGATGACTGGACGCTCCATTGCGTTCTTGAGTATCCTCATCGCCTGCTTTGGCTTGCGTGTCTCGACGAGAAGGGCGTCGTGGATTTGAAGAAGGATGCGATGCACCGACCAGTCTCCAAACTCGCGGTCGACTTCACGGATAGCACGATTGATGAGATCCGCCGCTGTCATCTGAATCGGGTAGTTGCAAACCTCGGTGATCTTCACCTGGCCATAGAATCGCTTGACGCGCCCGGAGATTGGAGCCACCACACAGTCCGTTTCCTTTGCCTGCTCGAACAGTCGATCTTGGAACAGGACTATGCGAGGATGCTGTCGGCTGATCAGATCGCGGAAGTGGTGGACTTGCTCCAAGGTTACGTCGGGGAAGTCGGGGACTAGGACAGCGTGCAATCGGCGGTCGCTGCCTCGGTAGTTGTGTCCGTACCTGAACCGTTTGAAGAACTCCCGCTGCGGCTTGGTGACTGCTTCCGGTGTGAGGCCGAGCATGGCCGCGGCAGTCAAACGGTGGATGTCCAGCCCGGCCGCACGCCACCCCAAAGCTGTGGTGTCATCGGCGAGTACAGAGAGGATCCACTGTTCGAGCTGTTTGTAGTCAGCCTCAACAATCGTCCAGCCTTCCGCGGCAACGAACACGTCCCGCATTCCTGGGGCGACGACCCGCTTCTTGCCTTTGTTGGGGCCGGACTTCACCATTGCCACGACCGGTTTCGGTAGCGTGGTCAGCGGTGGCTCGGTGACAATCCATCGACCGGAGCGGGCAGCGTTCACGCGAATGCTCGGATGGATGCGCCCGCCGCCCCGGGGCAGTTTCTTGAGGAAGCCGCGCAATTTCACCCACCGACGATAGGCAAGGGTGAGCCTCGCGCACACGCCCACGATTTCTTTTGGGTGTGTCAGCAAGCCGAGGAGGGCCTCTTCTTTCAACGACGGGGCGCCCGTCTTTTTCGAGTAACGTGTGGGCACGACCTTCAACTTCTTGAAGAACAACTCCTGGAGCTGGCGGCCCGACCCGGGGTTGAAGTCCTTGAATCCAATCTTCCGGGCAATCTTCCTGAGTAGCTTGCCCGCCCGCCGCTGTCGCCGTCGGAGGATGTAGTCGTGGCGGGCGTACCGGCTACCGTCAGCCAGCAACCCCACCCGTTTCATCTTGATAGCAATCTGTCCGAGGGCGAAGCTCTCACGGTAGAGGGAGAGTTGTACCGGGTCCTCTTCCAACTCTGCCAACATCGCCTTCGCGTTCAACGCGGTAGTTACACAGTCGCGGGCGTTGTAGAACTTGCGCTCGGTAGGGTCGGCGTTGACGTACTTGTTCGCATCGTCACCGCCGAACTCGGTCTTGTACCGCGGCATGTGCCAGTGGATGCAGCCGACGAACCCGAGATCGTGCCCGAGCTTCTTCTGGCTCATCTCGGGTGCGAGGGTTTGGTGCATCGGCAATGTGTCCTCGACGTAGCCGCCGACTGCGATGTCGTGGAGGCCGAGGATCCAGGTATCGTGTTGGCCGAATTGAGCTACCTTCCTGACCTTCTTTGAAGCGTGGATCTTGAGGATGAGGTTGAGCAGATCGCGTCGTTGGATGGGCCAGTCCAAAGATACTGCCCTCTTTGTGTCTCCAACACCAAGGCAGAGGAGCTTTCCCTTCTCGGGTCCTTTTGGGATGTTTTCCACGTCAAACGCCACCAGTTCGCGGGAATGAAGGATGGCGGTGAGTAGCTTCTTCGCACGGTCGTTCTCCTCGACTTCGATCGGTGGCCACTTCCAAGGTGGCAGTTCCCCGTGCACGTACTTCCAAATTCGTTCGAGGTGTGCGGTGAACACCGGTCCGTAGCCACGGAACCGACTGACGAACGCGGGGTGGAGGGTAGGGAGGACGTGCCAACCTTTGTACCGGCCCTCCTCTACGTCGTACACAGGCCCAATCCACTCGGTGCCCGAATACTCCATGAAAGCCCACATCGCGTCCATGCCGGCCGCGAGGACTGTTTTGCACTTGAATCGTTTGACCTCGTTCCACAGGCGCCCCGAGCAACATTCAATCGCTCGGCGCCTCTCAGCCGGCCCGAGGTCGTCAGCCCGGCAGAGGAGTACATTGCAGACGTAGAGCTGCCGCCGGGGGATGTCGAGCTTCTCCAACACGAGGTCGAAGTAGTTGCCCGACCAACCACAGAAGTAGCGTCGCTCGATCTCTTCGGAGATGCCGGGGGACTGCCCGGCGAAGATGAACTTGGGCTGCCCGGTGAAGGGCTGGGGCAGGACTGGTGTTCGGTTCCGCAGAGGACACCGTTTGCAGTCTGCCCCAGCGATCTTCACCGTGCACTCACTTTCGGTTGCAGGGGTTGGCGTGCATACCGTAGGTGGCGTCGCACTTGGAACAGACCATGCCGCCGCGCTTGCCCGGCACCCAGCGGTGGTACGGGCCGCGGGCGTTGGTCGGCTTCTTCTTGGCTTTCTTCTTGGTCATGGCCGCCTCCTAGCGCGAGAACTTGGACTTCTTCTTGCCGCCGCCCGAGGACGACTTCGCGGCCGGCAAGCTGTCCTTCTTGCTGCCGCCGGTCTTGACCGCCGCCATCCACTGATCCTCGGGGACGAGGGTGGTGCCCGCCGGCAACTCGACGCAGAAGTTCCGCATCTTCGGGAAGTCGTTGCCGTCCTCGTAGGTGATCTTGGCGTAGACCTCTTTGCCGACCATCGGCGTCGGGTCGAGTTCGAGCGCGTCGAGCTTGTCGAGCGCCGCCCGCCCGGCCTCCTCACGCGCCGACTCTTCCTCGTCCTTGCTGATGACCTTGCCCTTGTACATCAGCTTCTTGGTGTCCTTGTCCGTCCGCGGGTAGAGCGGGCACTCTTTCGGGAACGCGGCTTGGACGACCGGGACGGTCAGGCCGGTGGTGTTCGGCTCCTGGTGGCCGGGGAACTTCTCGTTCCGCAGGGGGTAGGTCATGTAGTCCCGCACGGTCGGGCGGCCCTCGCTGCCGTCCTTCTTGAGCGGCGCCCACACGAACATGCCCCGCATGTTGCCCGACTCCTCGTTCGGCGGCTGGCGCATCGCCTGGACACACTTGAACTTGTAGAACCCGACCGCCAGGTTCCGGCGCTCACTCGCCTTCTTCACGACCTCTTCACTGTAACGACCCATGACAGACACTCCTTGGTAGCTTTGCTACCGGTTGACGGAGGTGGGGGAGCTTTCCTCCAACCTCTCGTATTCCTCGTCGGAAATGAATTCGTCCGCACCGATCCTCTTGGGCCGGGCAATTGTCGATCCACAGATACAGGATCGCAATTCGAGTTTCGTCCCGGACGGACAACCCTCGATTTGGTCCCCCGACCACGGCAAGGCCAACCACGCCGCGTGCGAGTACACCCGGCCACAAGCGTGTTTCACTACAGCTTGCCGGTTCACGGTTACGTTTCCCTTGTGTTGGACATCAGCCCCTCCGAATCTTGGCGAAGATCTTTTGCAGGTTGGCCGGCTCGCGTTCCCCCAACAAATCGAACCAGCGGTTCTTGCCGAGGAAGCCGCGTCCACCGCGGGGGAGAACGAACCGTTCGTACCGTTTCGTTTCCTCGTTGTAGTCGGCGGTCATCGTAGCAATCAGGGAGCTGTGCGAGGTGAACACCTCGATCGCTTTCTTGCCGTCCATCGCAGGGACGATCTCCCAATCACCGAGCCCTTTGTTGGCGCGGGCCTTGAGTTGTTCGAGGCGGGCTTGGTCCGAGCCCGGTTTCATGTGGGTGCCGGCCACGAGGCCCTCATCACCGACCGCCTTCGAGTGGCAGAGCCAAATCATCTGACACGGTTGGTTGGCGCCCCACTCCCACAGTGTTGAAAGGGCGTGGCCGATGAACGCCCACATGGCGAACTTGTCGGCCTTGCCTGTTTTCTCGGAACGGAAGTCCATGTTCTCGGCGTACTTGAGGATCTCGGTCGAGCCGTTGGTCAGTGTGTCGAAGATGACCGCTTTGATGTTGTACTTGTCGATGCGTTCGGCTACCGCATCCGTGATCCAGTCGAGGGCCTGCATTGCACCGTCCTCGGCGTGGGGTTGTTTCTGGTTCTTGCGTGGGGCACGCAACAGTTTGCGGGCGTCGACGCGATGCTTCACCGACAGACCGTACTGGCCGATGCCGTCGAGGGCGCCCTTGTCGAACGCGATGTGGATGATGTTCTCCAAGACGATCTTCTTCTTGGCGTGCAGATCGTCCGGGTAGGATGGGTCGGCCGACAGCCCGAGGAAGGTCTTTCCCACACCCTGCGGCGCGTGGATGGTGAAGTGCGATTCCTCCAACGGTTTCTCGGGGCCGTCCTCGAACAAGGCGTCGGACGAGAAGCCGTGCTCCTCCTCGAACTTGGACTTTGATGCTGCCTGCTTGGCCATGGTCTATGCTCCTGTGCAAAGGTATAGGGTGCGGAAGATGCACCGGTTGGGATACCAACAAGCCGCGGCATTCGCCCAACCGAGGGTGGCCTCGCGCCGCCGCTTCGCGCCGATGAGCCACGAGACAAACATCTCGGACTGATCCTTGGAAGGTGGTGGGCACACTGTCAGCTTGGCGTCGCCGTCGAGAAATACGTGGTTGAACATCATTCCTTGGGGAAGCTGCCCGGTCATCCACCAAAACGCGAGTTGGTAGCCTGCGGACTGCAACCCTTCACGGTACGGGGTCGGGTCGAATTGCCAGTCGCTCTTGTGGAACTTGTGGTCGACGATCCACAAACCCGAGGAGAGAGGACGGGCGAGGTGGTAGGTGTCCTTCAACGCCCGCCCGACTGACTTGGTGACTGTGGTTGCAAGGTCCACCCGGCAGGTGTAGGGGACACCAAAGCTCTCTTCACAATCCTTGCCGACATCAACGAGTAGCTCGACGTGCTCGACACAGCCGAAGTGGGACACCGACGGGTAGCGGGCACGCCATTGACGGAACATCTTGACGCCGGACGCCTCGGCTTTGGGGTCTGGCGTTGGCTCGAAGCGGACCTTTGCAGTGTCCACCTGTTTGCCGAGGAAGTGTTGTGCCATCAGGGCGTGGCCGACGCTTCCTGCTTGCATGTTGGGAGTGCCGAGGTCCACGACCTCGGGGTGGAGCTTCTTCATCGTCTGCCGTTTCGGGCAGACCTCAGACCAGAAGCCGATTCCGGCCGGCGACCCGGTATCGAGAGAGAGCGTTGCCAGCTTGGGATTGGAGAGTTTCACAGGTTTCCCCAACGAAGAAGGTGTCCGTGCGGGATCTTCGGTTGTTGTGTGAACACGACGCCGGACGGGAACGAGGCTTGAGAAGGTGCGCCCATGTACTTGAGCCGGTAGCGCGGGATCCAGATGAAGAACTCATCTGTAGGATGGACCAACATTCGCCAATGGTCGAGGTTGAAGATGAGGAAGGCGCCGTTGGCCCCGGCGGCCATACAGGCCAACCAGCGACGCCAGAAGTCGATGACCAATCCCGACGGACCAGGAGGATTGCACCACACGTTTGAGTGGAGCATGTCCAATTCGAGGAAGCTGTCCGCGGAAGGGCACGGCTCGTGCTTCGTGAAGAAGTTTCTCGCGCCCACAACCTTGTTGTGCTTGGCGGATGAACACAGATCGAGGTCGATTCTGCCGAAGGTGTCTCGTACGAGTTGCAGTACCTCCGTGGGCGTGCCCCATTCCGAATAGTACGTGCCCCGGGCCTTGCTCGTGTGATGAGGAATGCGGTTCATTTCTGGCCTCGCACGGCATTGCCGTAGTTCTCGCCGACCCACACCAAGTCCCTCTTGGCGCGGGTGATGGCGACGTACTCGATGTTCTGTTCTTCGTCAGACGTGCTGAAGTTGTAGAGGGTGTGCTTGAGGATGAACACGCGGTCGGCCTCCAGTCCTTTGGCTTTGTGGACGGTGGACAGGACTACCATGTCCTCGGGGGGTGTGTCGACGAATAACGACCGAATTCTGGTTTTCAAATCGCCGACTGTCATGCACCCTTCACCAGCCAACGTGGTGAGGGTGCTCGTCAAATCGAGGAGCGAGTCGATGGCCTCGGGCCGGTCGGCCTCGTCCAACGATCGGACCATGACCACCTCGTATTGCTTGAGGGCAACGAGGAAATCGCCGATGCGGGCCTCACCCTCGTTGACTGACTGTTTGTCGATGAGTTGGATGAGAGTCTCGCCCACGTCCCGGCCGACGATGCGGGCAGGAATGTTGCGGGTGAGGAAGGCGAGACAGGTGTGGGCCAGTGGGGCGTTCAGGCGGGAGAGGATGAAATCGCCTTTCGCCGCGACGGCGAGGAGATCGTTTTCAGTCTTGGCCACCGTGACCGAGCCCTCTTCGTGTTTGTTCGACACGAGGTCGGGCACGAGCCTGTTGGCCTCGCGGACCACAGCTTGCGGGCAACGGTAGGTTTCGGTGAGCGGCATCTCGACAGCTTGGAGTTGCTCTTTCATCCGGTCGATGGCACCGGAGTCGGCCCCACGGAATCCGTAGATCGCTTGCTTGTCATCGCCGACCACACACACCCGGCCCTCGTCGGTGCAGCTCATCAGCGCAAGGTCGAGCTGTGCTCGGTTCATGTCCTGAGCCTCGTCGACCACCACGAGGTCGAAGAGGGGCTCGGCCAATTCCAAGACGAGGGGGAGGAACAACATGTCGGCGTAGTCGACCTTGCCGGTGTACTCGCGGGACTGGCGCACGACTGATTTGACGATCGGGAGCACACGGTGGAGGCCCCACCCGATCTTGTAGAGGTCGGGCAGCGTGCCGAAGTCGAGTCCCACCTGTTCGATCACGTTGTCGTCGTCGGCGTCGAAGGGGTGCAGCTCTTTCATCAGCGTGGCGAGGTTGGCCATCCACCGGGCCGGTAGCTTGCCGATGTAGGGGAGGTGCTCGGCTTTGGCGTGGGCGTAGAGAAGCCCGAGCGTCCTCCTGGCATCGACCTCCAACGGGCCGAGGTCCGACCACGCTCTACGGATGAAAGCGTAGCCGAGGGCGTGCAGTGTCTTGACGTGCACCGAACCGTTCGAGCACCGCTGGGCCAACTCGTCGGCGATGCGCTTGTTGAAAGCGGCGAGGAGGATGTTCTCCTCGGGGGCATAGTTCACACCTTCGAGGATGGTGGTGGTCTTGCCGGTGCCGGCCCGGGCACGGACCACGAGGTTGCCGGTCCCCTTCTCGAACCAGCCGAAGATGTCTTGTTGCTGCTTGCTCCATTTACGTTTCATTGTGCTCTCTCCTGTTTGGTTACACGTAGGGATCTTCCTTGCGCTTCGAGATTGCAACCATCAACTCGTCCACGATGGATTGATGATCGACTGGCGCGGGCGTGAGCGCACTGACCAATGCCTTCTCGGTCGTGCCGGCGGCGAAAATGGCGTTGATGTTCTTCTGTTTCTCCAAGAGGCGTTCGACGATTACCTCGTCGAGCGTCCCTTTGACCGTGAGGATCCAGACGTGGGCGTGCTTACCAGAAGAGAGGCGATGCACTCGTCCGATAAGCTGGATGATGTGCGCAGGAACGTAGGACAGCTCGGCGAGGATGGAGCCGGTGCAGAAGGTGAGGTCGATGCCTTCACCAACCGAACGCATCGTAGCAACCAGAATGCATCGTTTCTTTGCACGGGCGGAATCGAGCAGTTTCTTACGAGCCTTTGGAGGAATGTTTCCAGTGACCTCCACCACATCTTCTCCCACGCCTCTGAGGTGCTCGGTGATGGTGTGCGCGGTGTCGTGGAAGTAGGTGAAGATGGCAATGTGGGAGTGTCCTCCGTCGAGGGCTTCGAGGGCGAGGTCGATTGCAGGCTGGACCTTCGCGCTGCTCGTCTTTTGAAGGTACGCTTCGAGGTCGGCATCGTGCATTCTCCTCTCACCGGACCACTTGTCCAGCATGGTACGCCAATCCGTGCCCTTCTGTTTCTTCACATCGACCCGTTGCATGGTCAGAGGCGGGAGGTGCTTGGCCACCGCGGGGTCGTCCTTGGTGGCTCGAAGAGAGTAGGTCGACACCCGTTTCTGTAGCTCCTCGGCATAGTCGTCGTCGAGCCCGTGGACGACCGGGTGCCCGTAGTCGTTCACGTCGATGAGGCAGTATCGATGGGTGAAGTCGTACTTGCCCCCGAAAGTCAAACCCCGCAAGCACCGGTTGACGTGCCAGAGGTCTTTCGGTTCGTTGGTGATGGGCGTGCCGGTGAGCATGATCTTGTACTGGTGCTTGTGGGCAAGGCACACGTCGCGCCCCATCTTCGAGCGGGTGGTGTCCTCTTCTTTGAGGTAGTGCGCCTCGTCCCACACGATCACGTCGGCCGGGTGTTTGACCTCGCCTTCTTTGCACCAACCGTCTTGCCAGTGTTTGACGGCCAACTCGTAGCTCACCACGATGATAGGCGCGTTCCACGAATCCTTGCCCTTCTCGATCACCTGGACCTCGGGGTGGCCGGGATACCAAATGTCGAGGTGTGACTCCCAAACGTATTTGACCGCGGACGGACAGACGATCACGGCGGTCGCGGCTTTGGTGAGGTGCATCACCTCGCAGGCGTAGACGGTCTTGCCGAGGCCCATCTCGAACACGGCGAGGAAGTTCTTGCGGAGAACAGTACGGACGACCGCCTCCTTCTGCCAGGGGAACAGTTTGGGGTTCACTTGGTCGAGAAGGGCGAAGTACATTTCAGTGTCGGTCGTATCAGCACAACCGAACCGCCAACCGAGGTCGACGGGGATCATCCACTGTCGACTGTTCCAGTACGGGCCGGGCATGTTGTGAAGGTCCAACAGCTCCCCGCCCGAGGGGGAGCTGTCGGCCTTAAACCATTCGTTGTTGTGCAACGAGAGTCTCACAGCACGTTGCCCCCGCCACCGACGCGACCGGTCTTGCGGACCTCGACGAACTTGACCCCCGGCGGCGCCTTGGCCGGGTCCTGGTGCAGCCGCGCCAACTTGTTGAGGTACACCTCGTTGGGTTGGACGCACTCGGTCGGCACGATGGACTGCGACACAGCGGACACCAAGGCGTCGAGGTTTGTCACCTCGGCGTGCCAGTACGAGAGCACTTGAACGCCGGAGGCTTGCGGGGTCGCTTGTTCGATGGCGAGGGCCTTCACGTCCTCGGCCAGCTCACGGTTGCCGGTCTTTTTGAGGAGCTTCTTGGCCTGTGCCTCGGCTTCCTTGCGGGCCTTCTCCTCTTCGGCGGACACGTAGTCGATCATCTTCCGGTCAACGGTGGTGATCGCCAGAGAGAGCTGATCGACGACGGGTTTGAATAGGGCCATGATGCGCTTCTTCGCTTCGTCGATGGGCTTGGTGATCTCCTTGCGCTTCGTCTCGATCTGATCACGCTTCGTTTTCAGCTCGGAGAGGAACAGGGCGCTGCGCTGGTAGTCGCCCCGGGTGACGATCGCCAACTTGTCCGATGTCCGCTGAAGGGATGAGGACTCGGCCAGTGCAGTTTCGGCCACCTTCTCCGGGGTGGTGGGCTTGGTGATTGGTTTCTTGGCCATGTTAGCAGTCCTCCACGATGATGGTGAGGGTCGCACCGACGTTGCCCTTGCGGTTGGGCGACGACACGGCGGACAGCTCGGCGCGGATCTTCGCCTTGGGGTTGGGCTTGTCCATCTCGAACGCGAACACCTGGGCACGCTCGGCCGAGAGGTAGCCGATTTGGTAGTGGTTGAGGTAGACCGCGATGGCGTTGGAGTCGTACCGGTTGAGCGGCTCGCGGACCAACTCGACCGGCAAAGGCAGGTTAGCCGGGTCGATGGCCTGCAACACCTTCTGCCGGCTCGTCCCGTCGGGGTTGGGGAAGGTGGCCCCGGCCAGGTGGGTTTCGACTCGGATGGGTTCACGGTCCGACTTGCGGTTGATCTTCACCATGTTTTGCCTCGTCTGCTTTGGGCGTGATTGCCCGTGTACGTAGCTATCGGATCCTTTCTAACAGACCGGACGAAATTTCGTCAAGTTGAAATTTCGTGGGGTAGGGGCCTCGGGTGTTTCGCCCGGTGGCACTTGTAGCATAGTTCCTCAACAATGGCGGGCCGGGAGTAGTCCGGGTGGTGCCAAACAGTTTTCAGTGAGCGCCGCCAACATTCCACGCAACGCCCTTTCTTCGGAGGGTTGGCGGTTCGTACGATACGCCGGGCGCGTTCTTTCGCTTTGCGCCGGGGATCGTGCTTCCTCTTCCGGTCGTACCGTTCTTTGTGGGTCACGACGACACCTTATAATGGCCAGTCACACACCGGACCATTTGGCTACGCTCGATCAGGGCGTGGATCACACGCAACGCCACCTTGCGTTGCACCTTCCACAGCCGTTGAAGATCGCTCAACCCGTACTCCTCGCCCCGGTCCAACGCTTCGAGGCACCCGGCGGCAAACGCGGGATCCTCGTCACTCACCACAGGCTCGATTCTCATTTCGGCCCGGTGGATGATCACACCCTCGCCCTCGATCGACCAATGGATGCGATCTTCCTTCGACGCCTGCCCGCGGAATTGTCGATGCAGCTCTACCGGATCATTCTCGGAGCCGTAGTTCCGCAATGCCAAGTGCACGTCCGCGTTTTTCACGAACAGGCTGGTTCCCATGACTTGCTTGTTGCGGTTTGCCTTGGGGTCACCGCCATCGGATTTGTTGAGGTGCGCCAGCAACACGCAAGCCGTGCCCGCGTCGCGAACGTACTTGAGGGTTTCGATTACCGGTCGCATTTCCTGGCTGGAATTGTCATTGCCCGAGTGCAGGAAACTCAAATTGTCAAAGAAGATGACCGCGGGCTTGAACCGATCGACGTAGGACACCAGGTCTGATCGCCAACGCGAATCGTCGAGGCCGACACCCTCGCGAAACGCGAAACGTACATCTAATTTCTTGTCCAGCTTGACCTTGTAGGTGTAGCAGATCCCTTCCCACCGAAACCGGGTTTCCGCCTCGGTGCCCTCTTCCTCTACAAAGAGGACGTGTCGAGGCCCGTTGGCAGGTTTGATGGGGCCGATCTTCCGACCGGTCGCAACCGCCAGCGCCAGGGTGAAAGCTGTGAAGGTCTTTTTGGTGAGCTTTTCGTGTCCGCTGAGAAGGACCAACCCGCGTTCTGGGATCCAGTCCTCAACCACCCACGGGGGGAGATCCTTGACGCCTTTGCACCATTCCCAAAGTAAAGGAGGTGTCCAAAGCTCTTGATCTTGTGTTTTGCTCATTTCTTGGCCCACCATGGGATCGGGGCTTTGGATACACCCTTGACCACGTTTTTACTCGTTTCGATCCATTTGACCTTGCCATCCTCGATGCGAACGCACCCGCGCCGGATGATCTTGGGCTTGTGCCACGCTACGATCTTCCATTGGTCGTTCTGGTGTGCGGCAATCAACCGTGAGCTTCGCTCCGCCAGGTCCGACAAGAGTAGGGGCAACCACACCGCGGGGTCGGGACTCGGCGCCGACCAATAGTTGAGCCGTCGATCAGGAGCGGCAGGACACCAGCGGGGCAATGATCGGCGATACAGCATTCCCCTAGTCCATTTCCCTCCGGCCGATGGATCGGCGTGGGGTGGTCGGGCAATCTGTATCTGAACTGGCCATTGCAATTCGACCTTGCGCTGGTGCCACCGTCCCATCGGCGGAGCGTTGACGGTCGAAACCGGGATCAGTGTCACCTTGCGGCAATGCCTACAAGTCAGACGGAAATAGGCGGTCCGGGCAAATGAATTCTTCTTCGCAGTAGTCGGGATTTTGCAGGGTCGGGGCGGGCGTATCTTGCGAGGCATGGCTAACCTTTGGGCTTGTGGTGTGGTAGCCGGTTACACCATTATCGCGGCCTGGCTGTCAACCGTTGCTACAGGTCGATCCGATCGAGGATCTCTTGCGCGGTCTTGCCTTCGTCCACTGCATCCCGGAGGTGTTCGATCAGCCGTGCCCGTGCCTCTTGTTTCATACTGTCGAAATAACCCCCAGGTTCGCGGAAATCCGCCTCGTTCTTGTAGGAACAACACCCGAGGTAGTCGACGCCAACGAAGGTGTGGCCGTCCACCTCAAGCGTGGCGGTCACTTTCGCCAGGCACCAAGCCCAGTCATTGCCAGCGTCGAGTTGATCGCGGATCCATTGCGCCACCTCGCGATCGGTTTCTTCATCGACGGCTGAGCAATTGCCCTCGATCTGCAAATCCTCGGGCAAACATTCGAGCTTGTACGTGATCAGGTTGTCGTAATCGGGGATCATTGTGCAATCTCCTGTTTGTTTTGGTGTAGGTGGGTTAGCGTTTGCCCCGAAGCAGGACGATCGCCTCGCCGCTCGCCTTGTGCTCCGGCTCGTCCGAATCGGCGCGGATCTCCAGTGATCCGCCGTCCCTGACCACACCATAGATCGTGACGGCACGGTCCGAAACCCGGCCATTCTCGCGGATCAGGACCCGACAGGAAAAGGTCCCATCGGAGCGTCGTGGTCCTGTGGCGACCCTGGACTTCTTGCCGTCGACTTCCAATTCCAACCAAAAGTTGCGTACGTTGCGTGGCATTGTGTTGCCTCCTGTGTTGTGTGTTGACTAATCGATCCAGAGTACCCAACCCGGACCAAACGCCAACCGGTATTCCGCCAGTAGGTATTCAGCCTCTTGCCGAGTGTCGGCCGAATCAATCTCCTCGGTGCCGAAACTGGATTTGCCCATGATCCTGTAGGTGCGCTTGGCCATTGTGTGATCTCCAATTTGTCCGATTGAGGGTTAGAAAGTTGAGGGTTAGAGGATCTCGAATCCGTCGAGCGGTTGTGGGTCATCGTCGAGAGTGTAGAGGCTCAAGGCCTCGCCATGCCTCTGAGCAAACGCCAATTGGTCTGGCGTGTAGCCGTCGAAATAGTCGGGGTCGGTATCGCCAGGACGAAGGCTTAGGAAGCCGAGAAGGGTACGGACCGTTTCCTCACTGTCGATCGGGTACAGGGGCGAAGCGCCGAAACTCTCACCTTTGAAGATCACACCGACGCCCCGTTCTACCAGCATGTACCCGAGGCGGGCCTTGTGATGGTAAGGGGGCATATCCCCATCGGTGTCCCACAACGTGAGGATGAAGGTCGGCTCCCCGGGGCGGTAGGGTGTCAAGGTCGTACGGGATAGGAATTGGTCACGTCTCATGATCACTTGTCCTCCATGTGTTCGGGGAGATCTCCGTTGGCGAAGTAGAGTAGGCAATCGGCACAGCATTCGCCGTGCCACAATTCGCCGTTGATGAAGCCGTGGCACGGGTGCCGAGATCCGCCGAGCGGCGAACCGCACAATTCGCAAGACCGCCACGAAAAGTAATCACTGTTTGCCGCGTCAAGCTCTTCCTCGGCCGGATTCTCTGGCAGGCCGCACCCTTTGCAGCCCGGGCAAGCTCCAACCGAAACCGTGTCAATGCCTTTGGTGCAACGCTCGATTGCTTCGTTGTACTCTTGCACAGTGTCATAGGTGGGATTCTTCACGGTCTACTCCCCCTCGCTGGGCCAGAGGCCAAAGTCGCCGTCCTGCCAGTCCCAGACCGCACCGGTGAACGGGGCATGTTCGTTCAACCAAGCGCAAGCCTCGTACTCCTCCCCGGCATCATCCGACATTTCGCCCATCAGGTCTTGGATGACCTGCGCGGGGGTGCCCGGAGGACACACCCCACGAGAAACGAAATTCTCGTTGACGTAGTAGTCCAACACCTGAGCGCAGCGTTCCCGCGTGTGTTGGTGACCGTTGGTGCCGTCCCCGTAGCAACCGCAGGCGTCATGGTAGGACTTCATCAGATACACCCTCCGTCTCGTTTGTTGGTGTGGTAGTTGCACCGATCGAGGCACACCTTGATCCAGGCGAGAAGGGCATCAAACAGACCCTTGCGCGGCGGCGCATACAGGGCAAGGAATGATGGAGTGAGGCGAGTCATTTGGCCCCCCGCTTGGCGTCGTAGGCCTTGGCGAGTTGGTTGAGTAGGAAGGCCCGCCGACAAAAGGACAACATGGCTGGCCAACGATTGCGCCCGTAGTCGGTGTTTGACATGAGATTCATTTGACGCCCTCCTACGGACCGATCACTGACGGTTGAATTCCTCGATCGCGTTCTGGACCTCAAACGCCGAGTCACCATCAGACAGCACGACAAAGATAGCGCGCTCGACGAGCGCCTCGACACAGACCTGCTTCGGGGTCTGGGGGCCGGTGTGGCCTGATGTCTCGCCTGCGATGATCTCCGATGCTGTTGCGAGATACTGCGCCGCAAGTTTGAACGCTTCCGAAATTTCTTTGTTGGTCCTCATTGTCCCTCTCCTCTCGGCCCGCCGCGGGCCAGTAGAACCAATAAGCCCCCCGGTTGCCTGGGGAGCCG